GAAGTGGGAGCGGGTGGTTTTGCCCGCGCTGGCGGTGGATAACGACATTTTGGGGCGAGAGCCCGGAGATGCACTGTGGCCGGAACAGTTCCCGAAAGAGGAACTGGAGAAGATCCGCCGCCAGCCTTCCACGACGAGCCGTATCTGGTCGTCGCTGTATCAGCAGAATCCGGTGGTGGATGATGGTGGTATCATCGATCAGAAGTGGTTTAAGTGGTGGCGTTCGCCTGACCCGCCGGAGGTGAAGTACGTTATACAGGCGTGGGATACGGCGCTGACGGCGAATAAGACATCGGCGTATAGCGCGTCCACGACGTGGGGCGTGTTTGATGACGATAACGATATACCGAACCTGATATTGCTGTCGGTGTGGCGTGAGCGTGCGGAATGGCCGGTTCTGCGGCGCATGGTGCAGCGCATGGCGACGGATTACAGGGACGATAACTATCGCTTGCCCATCAAGGCATCGAAGAACAGGCAGCCGGATACGGTGCTGGTTGAGGCGAAGGCGAACGGCCAGATGCTGATACAGGATTTGGGTCGTGCGGGAATTGTTGCAACGCCGTTTAATCCTGATAAGTTCGGCGACAAGATAGCACGCGTTCGATTGGTGACTGACTTGATTGAAAATGGTAGAGTGTGGCTACCGGCAATGAAGCCGTCATATGATGAATTGAGGCCGTGGGCGCGTGACTTTATGGAACAGTGCGTGCAGTTTCCTGCAGCTGATTCGAGGGACTGGGTTGATACTATGACGATGGCGTTCTTGCGGGTCAAACAGTCTGGTTGGGTACACAATACGGAAAACCCGTATGAAGAGGTATACGATACGCCACTTGAACGCGTATCGTTTTATTGATAGGAGGCATAATGGCCCGCAAACCGATGACACTCGCAGACACGCTCCGCCCTCAGTTTGAGGGCATTGGTGGTGTTGATGTTGATATGCCTGAGGGCGAAGTAGAATACGAAATCGAAATGGGCGGCCCTGAGATGGTCGATGGCGCTGAGATCACCGAGCTGGATGATGGCGGCGTTGAGATTGATTTTGAGCCTGCGGAAGACGAAGAAGAAGAGATTCGGCACGACTCGAACCTTGCGCTGCACATGAACGACATGGACTTGACCGGGCTGGGCGAGATGCTTCTAAGCGGCGTTGAGGAAGACAAGCAGAGCCGGGGCGAGTGGGAAGCCACGATGTCTGAGGGCATCAATCTGATGGGCCTGAAGATCGAAGACCGCTCGACGCCGTTCAAGGGTGCGTGCGGCGTTTTCGATCCGTTGCTGGCTGAGGCTGTGGTGCGCTGGCAGGCTGTGGCTTGCGGTGAGCTGTTGCCAGCCGGTGGCCCTGTGAAGACGCAGATCACGGGCGTGGCGAACGAGCAGCTGGAGGCGCAGGCTTCGCGGGTTAAGGACTTCATGAACCTGTACCTGACGGAACTGGCCCCTGAGTTCTATGAAGAGTTCGACCAGATGCTGTTCTGGCTGGCGCTGGTGGGCTCGACGTTCAAGAAAGTATATCAGGATCGGCTGCTGGGACGCCCGGTGAGCCGATTTGTTTTGCCGGATAACTTTATTGTTGCGTATGGCACGACCGATTTGGAAACGAGCCCGCGTTTCTGCCACATTACGCCTATGACGCGCCGGAATTTCCGCTTGGCACAGCTGGCTGGCGTGTATCGCGACATTAAGGTCGGTGATCCGCAGCCGGATGATACCGATCAGACGCCGATTCGTGCGCAGGTTGACGGCGTTCAGGGCGTTGAGCCGGGCGCTGAGGGTACGGAAGAGTACCGGATTTATGAGGTTTACGCTGACCTGAATCTCGAAGGCTTCGAGAACGAGGATGGCATTCCTCTGCCGTATATTGTTACGATTGAAGAGGGCAGCCGTAAGGTTCTGTCGATCTATCGGAACTATGAGGAAGGCGATCCCACGTTCCAGCGTCAGGGTTCGTTCGTTCACTATAAGCTGATGCCCGGCGTTGGCTTCTATGGCCTTGGCTATGCGCACTTGCTGGGCAACTCGGCGAAGACGGCGACATCGATCCGTCGCCAGCTGATTGACGCGGCGACGCTGAATAACTTCCCCGGTGGCTTGCGCGTTAAGGGCATGCGTCTGGACGACAATAACATTGGGATTGGCCCGACGGAGTTCCGTGAAATCGACACGGGCGGTCAGCCGATTCAGAACGCGATCATGACGATGCCCTATAAGGAGCCATCGCAGGTTTCTCTAGCATTGTTGAAGGAAACGTATGAGAGTGCGCGGAATCTTGCCAACACAGCCGAAATTGCGGTGGGTGAGGGCAGACAAGATGCACCAGTTGGAACGACTGTGGCTCTTATGGAAGCGGCAACCCGACTCCAGTCGGCGACCCTCAAGAGGGCGCATAAGGCATTCAATCGGGAACTAAAGATGATTGCGAATTTGTTCGGCAAGTATCTGCCGGACGAACCGTATCCATTCCCAGTTCGCGGTGGGATGTCGGCGATTATGCGGGAAGACTTCTCGGATAACATCGATGTCATTCCGGTAAGCGACCCGAACATTTCGTCGTCGGCGCAGCGCATGATGCGGGCTGAGGCCCTCTTGCGGTTTGCGACACAGCAGCCTGACCAGCACAATCTGCGCCAAGCCTATCGTCAGATGTACGTTGAGATGGGTATCGACGAAGAAAAGATTGAAATGCTGTTGCTTCCTGAACAGGCGAAGCCGAAGCCACTGGATCCGCTGTCTGAGAACCAGAACGCGCTGACGGGCAAGCCATTGGTGGCCGGCGCGTATCAAGATCACGATGCGCACATCGCGGCTCACGCTCCGATTGCTGAAGAGAACCCCGCTCTTCAGGCGCATATCAATGAGCACTTAGCTCTTAAGATGCGCTTGCAGGTTGAGCAAATCATCGGTCAGCCACTTCCACCTCCCGGCCAACCGATGCCACCAGAGATTGAAAATCAACTGGCGGTTATGGTGGCGCAGGCTATGCAACAGCTTGCTCCGTCCTATAAGGCTCAGCCTCCGGGCCCAGATCCTATGCTTCAGGTGGAGCAGATGAAGATTCAGCAGCGCGATGCTGACAGTAAACTTGATGCCCAAGTCGAAATGACGAAGGCACAAATAGAAGCACAGACTGACGCGGAAGACCGTGCTTCGAGAGAGCGGATTGCAGCAATGAAGCTGGAGTCCGAGGCCCTGCGTAATAATGGAGGTTTTCAATGAAGATGACTGACTTGCGGGCCAAAGCCCGCGCAATTTTCGGCCCAGCAATCGCTGAGCCTATGCCTAAGCAACCCAATGGCGCGAAGGCGCTTCAGGAGCGTGCAAACGCCCGTCCGATCCCGACCTATAAGGTTGGTGGCGCTGTGAAGAAGGACATGCCTCCGCAGCCGACTGCAGCTGAGCGTGAAGCTGCGCGCCGTAAGCGCGAAGAGCTTGCGAAGATGAAGGTGACGAAAGAACAGGGCGCAGCCATCACTCGCGGTAATCGCGCTGCTGACATTGAAGGTGGCCGTTACAAGAAGGGCGGCAAGGTTCAGACATCTGCTGACACTGCCAAGAAGCTGGCCACCGAAATGGGCGGCATGAAAAAGGGCGGCAAAGCGAAGAAGGACGGCCTCGCTGTCATGATTGCTATTGGTTCGCCGATGAAGGGCGAAAAGAAGCCAGTCAAGAAAATGGCTGGCGGCATGGCTTATGCCAAGGGCGGCATGGCGTGCGCTAAAGACGGCGGCGAGATGATGAAGCCCGTAAAGAAAGCTCAGGGCGGCGCTGGCAAGGTTCGTAAGGGCATGATGACGCCTGAAGGCCAAATCACCCACGCCATGAACAAGATGCGCGGCAAGTAACAGGGGGTCGCGACCGTGCCTGCAAGATCGAAGCGTCAGTTTCGCCTTATGAGTGCGGTCGCGAACAACCCAGCCTTTGCAAAGAAGGTTGGGATTTCGCAGAAGGTGGGCAAAGAATTCACCGCTGCAACGAAGAGCTATAAAAAACTACCGGAGAAAAAAGTTGAGCGCAGAGGAGCTAAGCCGCAGAGCGGTTGAGCGTATCAGTGAGCTGCGAGATCGCGCCACAGAATACTCTCTAAATGCACGTTTTAGGCCGTCGAGCCAAGGGGAGCGATACTCCCCAGCTTCGTCGGCGGAAGAGATTGCCCTTCAGGTTCTGGAGGGGAATGCGTTGGTGCGTGCCTATACGGCTGCAATTCAGGTCATCGCCGACGAGTATAAACGTATGATGCAGCCTGATGATGATAAAATACCGGAGCAAGAAAAAAGGAGTCATTACTAATGAACATGAGTAACATTGAACCGCATGAAGAAGAGCTTGCGAAGCAATTCATCGATGAGCAGTTTGTAGAGATGACCGGCCAACCGTTCGATATGCGGCCAGCTGGGTATCTCGTGGCTGTAAAAATTTACATCCGCCCTGAAGAGTTGAAGACGATCAAGAAGGAAGACGGCACAGAAGTGACGCTTTACCTGCCTGACACGGTTCGCGCTGAAGATAAGTTCTCCTCGGTTTCGGCCTTGGTATGCGCTGTTGGACCGGAAGCCTATCAGGGTGAGAAGTTTGAGCGTTCTGGGCCTTGGTGCAAGGTCGGAGACTGGATCCTTATACCGCGCTACGAATCGACGATGGTTGCCTATCGTGGCGTTGCGATGGCTCTCCTGCCCGATGATCGCGTCATGGCTGTTATTACAGGTCCAGAAGATGTCGAATCCGGTAAAGCCGCTAACAATTATTAAGGAGTAGAGCATGGACGAAGAAACAGAAGTCCCAGAACTTCCGTTGACGGAAGAAGGGCCTACAGAAGACATCGACATTGAGATAACCGAAGACGATCTCGGTGAGAGCCTAGCGGATTATCAGGAAGAAGAATCCGAAGAAGAGCCTGAGGAGGAAGAAGAGCCTGAGGCAGAGGAAGAGCAAGCTGAAGAGGAAGAAGAGGAGCCTGAGGAAGAAGAGGCTCCGAAGCGCAAACGCTCACCTGACAAGCGCATAGCTGAGCTGGCCCGCAAGGCCGCTGAAGCTGAGCGCCGCGCTCAGGAAGCTGAGTCTCGCCTGCAGAATGAAGCGCAGCTGCGCCAGCAATCTGACCTTGCGATGATGACGCACTACAAAAACAACCTCATCAACGAAGCCAACTCGGTCAAGCAACAGCTTGTGGAAGCCCATTCTATGGGCGACAGTGAGCAGATCATTGAACTGCAGAGCGTTTACTACAAACTGCAGAATGATCTCGTTGGCGTTGAGAACTGGGAAGCTCAGCAAAAGGTAACGGCTCCTCAGGTGCAGCAAGAGGCGCAGCCAAAAGCTCAGTCTCAGCCTTCTCTGGAGCCTCGCACAGCTGGATGGATTCAGAAGAACGAGTGGTTCCAGCCACAGTCTCCTGAGTTTGATCCTGAGATGCACGAAGAGGCAACGCTGTATGCGCGCCGCATCGAGCGTCGGTATCGTTCTGAGGGTCGTGACGAAGAAATCGGTGGGGTTGATTACTTCACGGAAATCGACCGTCACATGCGTAAGGAATATCCTGACGCATTCTCAGCTGTATCAACCCCAAGCAAGAGAACTCCACCGATGTCTCGTGAATCTAATGTCGCCCCTGTCCAGCGTAGTGCGCCGAATCAGCAGGGCAAAAACTCTACAACCATCCGCCTCACAGCTGATCAGCGTCGCATGGCGCATCAATTGGCAGAATCAGGTGCAATTCGTAATCCGGATGGGAGCCGCATGAATAAAATTCAGGGCGAAAAATACTACGCAGTTCAGGTAAAAAAACAAAGTAAAGGAGCTTAAAAATGGCACGAGCATCAAGAATCTCGCAAAGCCGAGCAGCAGAATCACGCGAATCAGGCATGCGCAAGCGCCCTGAAACGCACTTCCAATCCAAGCTATATGTTCCAAAGGACAAGATCCCTGCGGGCATGACCTACGCTTGGGTTCGCGAATCAACCCTCAACGAACCCGATCCAGACAACATGACGGATCGCATGATCAAGGGCTGGGCTCCAGTTCCTGCGTCACGCCACCCTGAGATGGTCCCTCCTCCGCTTCCCGGCTATGAAGGCTTGGAAGTTCAGGTTATCCGTCGCGGCGGCCTAATGCTCTGCGAATGCCCAACACGGGACGTTCAAGAGCGTAACGAAGATCGCGATCTGGAAAACATTGAAACCCTGCAGGACGTGGCATGGACTGGTCAGAGCGACCCGAACCTCCCGCGCTTTGAGGACAAAGACAGCGGCGTATCGTTCGAGCGCGTCACGTCGTTTAAGGATTAACCTCCGGCCACAGTGCACTGATACGCGCTGTGGGAACTTCCCCTGCCCGGGCAACTGGGTGGGGGTTTTTTTATGCTGTTGACAATGCGCTGAATTGAGTTAATTATCGTGTCCTCGACGCAGGTCACGTATCCTGCACCTCGATGGTGGTCACGTATCCACTCCTTCGGCGGGTAGCCGTTCGATGTCGCGTCACGTATCGCGTCACCTAGCAGGCAGGTTAAAGCCGAATCATTCATTTTAGCATGGAGAAACCGTATGTCTTACGGAACGAATGCGCCTAATGGTTTTCAGCCCGTCAAGAAACTTGATGGATCTGCTTGGACTGGCGCGACAAATCCTTATCAGATTGTTACCACCTACGCGACTGCAATCTTCCGTGGCGATCCCGTCACTATTGGCACTTCCGGCTTCCTCGAAGTTGGCGTTGCTGGTTCCACCTGCGTTGGCGT